GCGCCTGTGGTGAGCGGTACCGCGCTCGTCGCGCCCGCAACTGTGGCCGGCGTCGCTGCGGTCCCGGGCCCAACCGTCAAGGCCGCCGCGCTCGTCGCACCCGCGACCGTCGCCGGCATCGCCGCGGTGCCCGCGCCCACGATCCTCGTCGGCGGCGATGCGCTCACCACGCCCGCGACCGTCGCCGCTGTGGCCGCCGTGCCCGCGCCTACGATCCTCGCCGCCGCCGTCGCTACGCCCTCGAGCGTCGCCGCCGTAGCGGTCGTGCCCGCGCCTACGATCCTCGCCGGCGCGCGCGTAACTCCCGCTGTCGTCGCGGCCATCGCGGTCGTGCCGGCACCAACAATCCTCGCCGGCGCCGTCGCTGCACTCGCGACCGCTGCCGGCGTTGCGGCCGTGCCCGCGCCTACCGTCAAGGCCGCCGCCGTCGCTGCGCTCTCGAGCGCCGCAGGCGTAGCGGCCGTGCCCGCGCCTACGATCAAGGCCGGAGCAATCGTAACGCCCGCGACCGTCGCGTCCGTTGCCGCCGTGCCTGCGCCGACGATCCTAGTGGGCGGCGACGTTCTCGTCCCGCTCTCGAGCGTCGCGGCCATCGCGGTCGTGCCCGCGCCGACGATCCTTGCCGGTGCTCGCGTCACGCCTGCGACCGTTGCGGTCGTCGCGGCCGCGCCCGCGCCGACGATCCTTGCCGGTGCCCGCGTCGCCCCGACCACCGTCGCCGCCGCCGCCGTGATCCCCGCGCCGACGATCAGGGCGGGTGCGCTCGTCGCGCCGGCCACGGTCGCTCGAGTCGCGACGGTTCCCGCGCCAACGATCATCGCGACCGGCATCGCGCCGGACAGCGGCCGCGTCGGCGTCAGTCAGTTCCAGACCGCGTGGACGGTCGACGATCTGCGCTCCGCCCTCGTGATCCTCGCGGGCCCGCGCGAAAGGTGGCATACCTCGTGAGACTCATCCTCCCGGCCTCGACCGTCGAGCGCGTGCAGGTGCACGTGCGGGTCGACAAGGGTGCGACGAACCCGACCGGCTTCACGGTCGACTACGCGCTCGTCGCCCCGGCCGTCACGACGCCGGCACCGGGCGACTGGCTGCCCGCGTCGTGGGCTGCGGGCGGGCCGCCGTACCTCGCGCAGGCGACGCTCACCGGTTCCGTCGGCACGTTCCGTTTCTGGCTGCGCGTACACGCGGGCGCTGAGTTGCCCGTGCGCGCGGTCGGCATCATCGAGTTCGTCTGAGCCGCCGGCATGGCGACCTGGGCGGAGGTTCGAGCGCTGCTACCATCGCAGCGCGCGCGCGAGCTCCTCGACGAACTGCGCGCGGAGTACGAAGACCCGACACGGGAAAGGACCCGACATGGGCACGAGAGGACCGCTACCGAAGCGCGACGCCGAAGTCGCCGGCCACAAGGCCAAGAAGGATAAGGCGACCGCGGTCGAGTCGTTCTCGACGGTGCCCGTGCCCGAGGCCGACCCGTACTGGTGCAGCGAGGCCAAAGAGTGGTACGCGTCGCTCGACATGTCCGGGCAGTCGCGCTTCTTCGAGCCGTCCGACTGGCAGCAGGCGTTGATCGTCGGCGCGTTGATCACGCAGCTCATGGCCAAGCCGAGTGCGCCGCTCGCCAAGGTCGTGCTCGCCGCGATGTCGGAGCTCGGATCGACCGAGGCCGCGCGGCGTCGCATGCGCATCGAAGTCGAGCGTCCTGAGGGCGACGCGCCGCGGAAGCCGGGCGCGACGGACGACGCGGTTGCGGGCATCATGGACCGTTACGCCGCGCTCGCCGGCGCGCAGTGACCGCGCCCGTCGTCATCGGCCCGAAGGGATGGGCCGCGCAGACGACATTCTTCCAGGTCGCCGAGTGGACGGCGCGATACCTCGTGCAGCCCGACGGCCCGCGCGCCGGAGACCCGTGGCAGTTCACGGACCAGCAGGCGCAGATCCTCTCTTGGTGGTACGCGTTCGACGAGCGCGGCCGTTGGCTCTTCCGTCGCGGCACGGTCCGCATGATGAAAGGCTGGGGCAAGGACCCGCTCGGCGCGGTCCTCGCGCTGGTCGAGTTGTGCGGCCCGTCACGCGTGAACCCGCGCACGCTGCGTGCCGAACGCTACGCCGCCCCGTGGGTCGACGTCGCCGCGGTCTCGCGCGAGCAGACGAAGACCACCATGCGGCTCATCCCGCAGCTGCTTCCGAAGCACACCATCGAGCGCTACGGCATCGACGTCAACAAGGGGATCGTGTACGCCGACGGCGGACGCGGCACGCTGCAGGCCGTGACGTCATCGCCCGACTCCCTCGAGGGATCGCGCTCCACGCTCTCGATCCGCAACGAGGTCCAGTTCTGGTACAAGACGAACGAGGGGCACGCGATGGCGCAGGCCATCGACGGCAACCTCGCGAAGTCGCGCGACGGCGCCGCCCGCGCGCTCTCGCTCTGCAACGCGCACGTGCCCGGCGAAGACTCCGTGGGCGAGCGCGAGTGGGACGCGTACCGCGCGCTGCAAGACGGCAAGATCCGCCGACGCGACGTGCTCTACGTCGCGGTCGAGGCGCCGGCCGACACGGACCTGCGCGACGAGGCGAGCCTGACCGCCGGCATCATCGCGGCACGCGGCGACTCGGTGTGGCTGGATCCGGAGCGCTTGGTCGCCGAGGTGTGGGACCCGCAGACGCCGCCGTCCGAGTCGCGCCGCAAGTACCTCAACCAGGTGGTCGCCGCCGAGGACGCGTGGATCGCGCCGCATGAGTTCAAGGCGTGCGCCGATCCGAAGCTCGTCCTCGAGGGCAAGACCATGGTGACGCTCGGGTTCGACGGGTCGAAGACCGAAGATCACACCGGCTTGATCGCGACGCGCGTCGAGGACGGCGCCGCGTTCGTGCTCGGGCACTGGGACCCGGCGACGACGCAGGGCGAGGTGCCGCGCGAGGAGATTGACGCCGCCGTCGCGGCCGCGTTCGAGTCCTACGACGTCGTTGCGTTCTACGCCGACGAGCACCCGTGGGAGTCGTACATCGACCGCTGGACGGATGAGTTCGGCGTGATCGACCGGAAGTCCGGGCTGTGCATCGGCGCGAACGCGCGGAAGCCCATTGCGTGGGACATGCGAGCCCGCGGTCGGGAGTTCACTCACGCGGCCGAGCGGTTCCACGAGGCGGTCATCGACAAGGTGTTCAAGTACGACGGCGATCTGCGCCTCGAGGCGCACGCGCTCAACGCGCGTCGCCGCATCAACCGGAACGGCACCGGCTTCGGCAAGGAGACGCGCGAGTCGCTGCGCAAGGTCGACCTGCTCGCGGCCGCCGTCCTGAGCCGGCTCGCGTGGTACGACTACCAGACGCTGCCGAAGTCCAAGCAGCGACGCGTCGCGCAGGGTACGGCCGCCTTCTACTGACAGGAGCGACACAAGTGACAACGACGCTGGACATCAGCCAGGTTCCGGGCGCGGTCCGTGATCTGCTGGAGTGGCGGCGCGGCGAAAGCTCTCGGCTCGAGCGGATCTACCTCTACCTCCGCGATCCTGACGCCGAGGCAAGCGCCGTCGGCCTCACGGGAAACCTGACGAACGGGCCGCTACGGTGGCTGAAGTCGAGCGTGTCGCCCGAGGTCAAGCGGCTCGCCGAGCTGTCGCGCGTCAATATGCTCAAGTTCGTGGTGAGCGCGACGACTCAGGTCATGTACGTGGACGGGTTCCGCGCGCGCGACTCGAGCGACGAGGAGCCGGCGTGGGACGTCTGGCAGCGGAACAAGATGGACGCGCGCCAGATCGGCGTGCACCGCTCGGCGCTGTCGTACGGTGTGTCCTACGTGACGGTCCTCCCGGGTACGCCGGTCCCCGTGATCCGCGGCGCGAGCCCGCGCAAGATGACCGCGGTCTACGGCGACGACGACGATTGGCCGGAGCTCGCGCTCGAGCAGCGCCGCTCGGCCAAGAAGAATACCACGCTCTTCCGCGTGTACGACGCGATGAACACGTGGTGGGTCGAGCAGAGCGAGAAGGACGAGCTGTCGATCATCGACGTGCAGGGGCACGACATCGGGCATTGCCCGGTCGTACGCTTCGTCTCGAATATCAACGACGACGGCATCATCGAGGGCGAGGTCGAGCCGCTCATCCCGCTCCAGGATCAGATCAACGTCACGACGTTCGGGCTCCAGGTCGCGCAGCACTATGCCGCGTTCCGCCAGCGCTACATCCTCGGATGGACGGCGCCGGACGAGGCGGCCGCGCTGACCGCATCCGCCAAGAAGCTCTGGACGTTCGAGGACGCCGAGGTCAAGGTCGGCGAGTTCTCGCAGACGGACCTCAGCGGGTACATCAACTCACGCGAGGCATCGCTCCGCCACCTCGCGACGATCAGCCAGACGCCCGCGCACGAACTGCTTGGGCAGCTCGTCAACCTGTCCGCCGAGGCGCTCGCCGCCGCGGAGGCCAACCACCAGCGCAAGGTCACCGAACGACAGACGTCGTTCGGCGAGGGCTGGGAGCAGGTGCTCGAGCTGGCCGCCGACATTCAGTTGCAGATGACCGACCCGACGGCCGCCGTCCGTTGGCGCGATACCGAGGCGCGCGCGCTCTCGAGCGTCGCCGACGCGCTCGGCAAGTTGGCCGCGCAGCTCGGCGTTCCGAAGCGCGCGCTGTGGGAGAAGATCCCCGGCGTCACGCAGGACGACATCGCGCGATGGATCGCGATGGCCGACGAGGAGAAGGCTGTCGACCCGATGTCGCAACTCGCCGCGACGCTGAGCGCACAGGGAGCGACCGATGGCGGACGAGCTAACGGTCCGATTCCACCGGCAGCAGCGACAGCGTAACGCCGCGCTGCTCGCCGCGCTTCGCATCATGTGGCGGGAGTTCACCGGTGATCCGACGACGTTCCCGCGGTTCGCGCTGCCGGCCGCTGCGCTCATCGAGCGACAGGCGCGCGACGCGGGCGACGCCGGGATCGCGTACTACCGGGCGCTCCGTGTGAAGATGCTTGGCCACGCGCCGCAGCAGACGCTGCCACCGCCGCCGCCGCTCGAGGAGATAGAGACTTCGCTCGGGGCGTGCGGCCTCGCCGGGACCTATATCGCCATCGGTCAGGGCATGACGACCGAGCAGGCGCGCGCGCACGCGTTCGTACGCGTCGCCCGCGCGGCCACGCGGCACGTCGCGAACGGCGCGCGCTTCGCGGTCGCCGTGGCCGCCGCCGAGGACAACGCCGCGTACGGCTATCGTCGGCGGACGACCGGGACGTGCGACTTCTGCGAGGGCCTCGCGGCCGAGGGCCTGCACCCGTCCGAGGAGTTCCCCGCGCACGACGGCTGTCAGTGCGCCGCGGAGCCAGCGTTCCGGATGACCATGGATCAGATCGACACGTGGGCGACGGAGCGGTTCAGCGACGACCTCACCGATGATATGGCGAACGTCGTCCGCGGCTACACGTCGGACGGCGACTTCCTACTCTACAACAACGCACTGCGCGCCGGCAAGGAACTGACGGGCGGGATCCTCGGCGACTCCTTCGTCCTCGACGAGGCGATCACGACGAGCCAGGTTCCGGAGAACCTGACGGTCTTCCGCGGTATCTCGCGCGAGACGCTGCCGAAGGATTGGGTAGCCGACGCGGTGATCACGGACCCGGGCTACGTTTCGACGACGCTCAACGTGGACATGTCCACGGAGTTCGCCGAGCAGGGCTGGGGCTGGACGATGGACATCGACGTGCCGGCCGGCGTGAACGGGCTGTACATCACCGAGGACCTGTACGAAGCGAGCGCGACGTACGGCAAGCAGAACGAGATCCTCTTCGGGCGCGGCACGCGGTTCCGCATCAAGGGGATCAACGAAGATACCCACCACTTGACGTTGGAGATGCTGCCGTGAGGAAGCGCACCTCGAAGCGCGCCGCCCGCGCGCCGCACGTCGAACGGTTCAAGGTCGACGCGGCGCTGCTGAAGGTAACGCCGCCACCGAAGTCCGGCAAGACGCCGGAGAAGTAGACCGCGCCGACACGGCGCAGATTGGAGTAGCCGACATGGCCGAGGACGACACCAAGCCGACACCCGAGGAGCGGATCGCAGAGCTCGAGAAAGCCCTCGAGACCGCGACCGAGGATGCCGAGAAGTGGAAGGCGATGAGCCGGAAGCACGAAGCGCAAGCGAAAGAGAACGCTGCCAAGCTCATCAAGCTGGAAGCCGCAACGAGCGATCAGCGCTCGGAAGGCGAGCGGACAACGCAGCGCCTCGCCGAGCTGGAGAAGCAGAACGCCGCCATCGAAGTCCGCGCCATGCGGGCCGAGGTCGCGGCTGCCAAGGGCCTGACGTCCGCGCAAGCGAAGCGGATCACCGGCTCGACCGTCGAGGAGATGGAGTCCGACGCGGACGACCTCCTCGAGAGTTTCAAGCCCGCGCCCGACACGGATGGGGCAAGCGACACCGGCGGCAAGCCGAGGGAGAAGCTGCGCGGCGGCGCGTCCGACGAGGACGCCGCTCCCGAGCAGAGCATCGAAGAGGTGCTCAAGGCAGTTCCGCGTTGAGACCTCCCATCCGAAGGGAAGAGTAAGTGGCTGTTTCGGTACTCAAGGCAAACCGAATCGTTGAGGCGGGGCTCGCCCTGCTTCAGCGCGAGACGGTTCTGCCGAACCTGGTGTGGCGTGACGCCGCCGGCGACTTCGCCGGTGCGCTGAACGACACCATCAGCATCAGGGTCCCGGCGTACATGACCGCCCGCTCCCGGACGCTGCGCGCAGGCACCACGCGTGTGCGCGACGATCTGACCGAGCGCAAGGTCGACGTCACGCTGACGACCGACGTGTACAAGGACCTCATCATCACAGACGAGGCCCTGTCGTTGGACCTCACGAACTTCGCAGGCCAGGTCTTGAACCCGGCCGTGGCGGGGATCGCGCTGAAGTTGGAAGACGTCATCGCCGCGACCATCGTCGGCGCGACGTACGCCAACACGGTGGTCCACGACATCTCGGACGCGATTCCGTACAAGGACCTCGTGCTCGCCGCGCGGCGCAAGCTGAACGACGCGCACGTCCCGAACAACAACCGCGTCCTCGTCGTCGGCTCCGCTCTCGAAGCTGAGATGCTGGGCGACGACAAGTTCATCCGCGCCGACTACATGGGCGCGGGCGGATCGGCCATGCGTGACGCCACCATCGGTCGCGTTGGCGGGTTCGACGTCGTGACCTGCTCGGCCATCGACCCCTCGACCGCGTACGCCTTCCACAAGTCGGCGTTCGTGATGTCGCAGCGGGCTCCGCTGGTCCCGGCCGGTGCGCCGTTCGGGGCGTCGATGAACAGCAACGGGAACGCGCTCCGCGTGGTCCGCGTGCTGGACTCCGCCGCTATCGTCGATATCCTCGCGCTTGACGCGTGGGTCGGCACGAACGTCGTGACGGACGAGGGGTACTACGACGCGCTGGGCATGTTCCAGCCGGCCGAAGGCGCGCTCGGCGCGCAGACGACCGTCACCTCCGGAACCGCAACCACCGACGTGATCGCGTTGACCTCGCACGGCCTCGTGGCCGGCGACGTCATCACGTTCCCGGTGCGCGGCACCGGCGGCGCGGGCATTCCCGCCGCGCTGGGAACGGGGCTCTATCCGGTCACGATCAACGCGAACGACTTCAAGGTCGCGCTGACGCCGGGCGGAACGCCCATCGACATCACGTCCGACTTCGCGGGCACCTGGAAGTTCCAGAAGAACGGTGCCGCGCAGTTCGTGCGTGCAGTCAAGATCACGTCGCAGGCGTAACCCGCCGGTGACGGATCTGCGGCTCGAGGGTCCGGGCTCACAAGGCCCGGTCCCTCGGACCCACGGACAGCGGACCCTACCGGTCCGGCCGCGCCGCCCGGTTCTCCGTAAACAGGCGGCCCTACATCTTGGCGAGGAGGCCACGTGACGACGTTCTACAGCACGGCCGCCGCGGTCCGTACCGCGACCGGCATCGGGCCTGACGACCTCGCGCTCGACTCGGACGCGGCGCTCGACGCGTTCATCGAGAGCTTGCTTCTCGAGGCGACCGACCTGATGGATAAGGTCATGCATCAGTCGTACCTCGCGACGACGATCCCCGCGGGGCTCAATGGCATCGCGCGCGACGTCTGCGCCGACGCGCTCCGCGTCATGGTCCAGACGCGGCAGACGCCGGTCGTGCGTATCGACGACTTCGCCGTGCGCACGGTCTCGAGCGTAACGCTGTCGAAGGACGCGAAGGAGCGGCTGCAGCTGTACGCGCTGGGTTCGGGTGCGACGTCGGTCGAGGTCTCCGACGACTTCCTCGCGCCGCTCCAGGACACGTTCACC